GATAGGGGTAAAGAATGATGAGCATTTAATTAAAATGGCAGCTATTGTACAAAGATCCGAAGGAGGAAAGTCAGATTCAAGTGATTTCATATCACCTGATGAACTAGCTAAGTTATTAGAGCAGAGTGAAGAATTAGGAAAAGACTTAGATAAACCAGAAGAGTAATGGCATACGGTAATTATTTCCTAGGTCCAAAAATACAAGCAGTTCAAGCTAATGTAACTACAACAGGAGCAGGAGGAAGTGTTCCATCTACAAAAGTAGGTAGGGTAGTAAAAGTATCACTAGATGAGACAGTACCTTTATTTGATACAGAGGGAAATATATTACCTATAGGAACTATAAGCTACCGGTCAGTATCCCAAATAGAACGGACCAGCATAAGTATAGGTTTTGCAATACCTCTATACCCCAATCTAAAAATATTCCCAGTTGAAAACGAAATAGTATTATTAGTCGAAGCATCAGGAACAGAAACACAGGTATTAGACGGTAATCAAACTACTTATTATGATAACTCAGGAGTAATTAACCTATGGAATACACCTCATCATAATGCACTACCAGGACAAGGAGCAGATTATAATAACCCTATAGGTAAAAAAACTCCAGACCGAAAAGATATAAACCCACTTTATCCCTTCCCAGGAGATATACTCATAGAAGGTAGATTAGGTCAATCAATTAGGATGGGAGGTTATAAATCAAAATATAACATACTCACAGATGATAGTAATCAAACCCAGCCATTTACTATAATAAGAAATGGACAAATAAAGACAGATAACGGAATACAGTACGTAGCTGAGAATATAAATGAAGATGCAAATTCGGTATACTTATTATCAAATCATAAACTACCGATAACTCCTGCAAATACTAAAAGAGATTCCTATAATACCCCACCTACAGAAGCTAATCAATATAAAGGAAATCAGGTAGTAGTAAATGGAGGAAGGTTATATTTTAACGCAAAAGAGGAAAGTATACTACTATCCGCTAAAGAATCAGTAGGATTAAACGCAAAAACAATTAATCTAGATGGAGAGGAATATATGTGTTTGGATGCTGATAAAATATATTTAGGAGCAAAAGCAAGAACATCTACCGAATCTGTAAAACAACCAGCCCTATTAGGTAAGCAGTTTGAATTTTGGATATTACAATTATTAGAAACACTAACAACCGTAGGTGATGCGATGAGCACTGCAAGTGCAGTAGGAGCAGGTCCTGTCACGCAGTTAAACACTACAGGACCGGTACTTAAGGCATCAATACAATCACTTAAAAATAGAATAAGTGTATTTCAATCTAAAAAAGTATACATAGAATAATGTCATTTAAAAGTACACTATCAAAAGCAATAGCAAACCAAGCAGGAAGACTCCAAGCACAGTTAACAACCCAGATCCAAAATAGAGTTCTAGATTTGTTAAATGAATTTATTAATCAGTGTCCTAATATTGATAGATTACTGGCAATAGTTAAAATTAAAAACAAACTAGTTAGCGCTATTAACGGAGTACAAAAAAAAATAAACAGCCTAAGAACAACAGCAGATAGAATTAATAATAGCGTTACAGCAGGAAAAGCTGCTATAGCAGTAATAAAGAGAATACCAAGACCTACCGTACTACAGTTTGTACCAGATCCAGGTGCATTGGTGAGAGGTATCCCTATATCAACTTTAACAAAATTAAGTGATAGATTAGTACAGTTAAATAAGATAGTAGATGTTTTAGAGGCAGAAAAGGAAGGAATATTAGGAATAATAACTTCTGCTGACAGTACATTAACATCTGTTAAGAATAGACTGGATGTATTAAATATAGCAGTAGAGAAATGCTTAAAAGAACTACCCCCAGATCAAGCACAAGGGATATTAGGACAGATACAACCTGTAGAGAATACAGGATCTGAGGAAGGATTAGGAGATGAGTATTTTTATAAAGGATATAAGCTGGAAATTGTACAAGATCCAGACTCACCTGCTATTGCTCCTAGAAGATATGCAGTAGCAAAAGATAGAGAAGGTATAATTGTATTATACGGACCTCCTTCCTTTAGCTCAGACACACAAATACTATTAGATGAAATTAAATTTAGAATAGATAATCAATTACCATAATATAACTATTTATTAATATGAAGGTAGATTTATTAAAAAACTTAATAAAAGAAGCAGTAAGAGAGGTACTTAAGGAAGAATTAAGTGAAATTCTTTCAGAAGATATTCAACCTGCAAAACCAAAAATACAAAAACCGGTAAAATACGAATCATACAAACCACCGGTACAAAAAGCAAGAGTATCAACTGGAGATCCTATTATGGATTTGTTAGAAGAAACCAAAGCAAGTATGATAGGTGGAGGAAATACAGGGTATTATCAAGATATATCACAGTATGTATCAGCCCCAGGATTAGGAGAGAATACCTACAATCCAGTCATGATGGAAGAAAATTTCTCAAGACCGGAACCAGGATTAGATATATCCCAGTTTGATTTTGTAAAAAATGCAGCAGCAATATTTAAAGCATCACAGCAAAAAGATAAAGAAAGATTAGGTTAATATGGCATTTAATGTAAGACAGATAAACCCACTAGACCTACAACCATCGGTAGGGGTAGGAGTAAAAATTCCATTTACTTCTCCGTCTGTATTTACAACAACCTATACAACAGCTGATGCAACAAAAACAAACCTCATTAACTACCTATTAACAAACCCAGGAGAAAGGTACTTAAATCCTACCTTTGGAGCAGGGATTAGAGCTTTTCTGTTTGATCAATATACAGTAGATAAGGACGAGGAATTGCAAGATAGGATTAAAACAGGAATATCAACATGGTTTCCAAACATAGATATAAGTAGTATAAGAACTCAAATGGATTTAATAACCGGGGTATTTACTGTAAACCTAAGATTTAGTATAAGGAACACAGGATTAGAAGATGAATTATTAATCAATTTCGAACAATAATGGCTCAAGACAGAGATATAAAGTATATAAATAAGGATTTTACAGATTTTAGATCGCAACTAGCAGAGTATGCGAAAAACTACTTTCCAAATACCTATAACGATTTCTCTGCAACCTCTCCGGGAGCAATGTTTATAGAGATGGCTGCATACGTAGGAGATGTATTATCATTCTACCAAGATATGCAGTTACAGGAAACATACATACAGTATGCTAAAAATCCTGCAAATTTATATAATATGGCCTATATGATGGGATATAGACCAAAGACAACAACAGCTGCTGAGGTAGATATCGAAGTATCACAGTTAGTTAATGCACTAGGAGACGGAGAACCAAACTGGAACCAAGCCCTGCAGATTGGAGCAGGAGTACAGTTAAGTTCGACAGTAAATGGGCAAGCTAGATTTTATATAGATAAACCTATCGATTTCACATTTTCAAGCTCCTACGACCCTACAGAAGTATTTGTCGAGACTTTAGATATAAATGGAGAACCAGATGAATTTTTGCTAACAAAAACTGTAAAAGCCTTTTCAGGAGAAGTAAAAACAGTATCACAAACTTTTGATACAGTTCAAAAATTTACAACAGTAACAATAAGCGATACAAATATTATAGGTATTTTATCGGTAATTGATAATAATGGATTAGGTAATGTTTGGTACGAGGTACCATTTCTAGGACAAGATACAATTTTTACAGATGAAGAAAACACAAGCAGTGACTCGGACAGAGTCCCATACGTACTACAATTACGAAAAGTACCTAGAAGATTTACAACAAGATTTAATTCAAATGGGGAATTAATACTTCAATTTGGAGCAGGTATTACAGGTCAAGATGACTCAGTACTAACACCAGATCCAACAAATGTAGGACTAGGAAATTCTCAAGGAATCTCTAGAATTGATTATGCATATGATCCTTCAAATTTTCTATACAGTCAAGCGTATGGATTAGCTCCATTAGGAACTCTACAAATCAGGTACTTAGTAGGAGGAGGAGCAGGAGCTAATGTACCTGCAAATACAATTACAAATGTTATATCACCAGGAGTAATTACAGGTACAGATACATCAAAACAGTCCTCCCTTACTTATAACAACCCAGAAGCAGCTACCGGAGGAAAGGATGGAGATACTGTAGAAGAAATAAGACAAAATTCATTAAGAGCGTTTAACGAGCAAGGTAGAGCAGTAACCTTACAGGATTATACAGTTAGGGCTTTATCACTACCGTCTAAGTATGGATCAATAGGGAAGGTTTATATCACTCAAGATCAATTAACAAATCCAAACTCAGCTACAGATAGTATAATTGATAGTAATCCTTTATCATTATCACTATACACTCTAGCGTACGATAATAACAGAAACTTACAAACATCTACACAAAATTTAAAAAATAACCTAAAGACATACTTATCTGAGTATATGTTATTAACAGATGCAATTAATATTAAAGATGCTTTTGTTATAAACATAGCAGTTAATTATGATATAATTTTAAGACCAAATTACTTAGGAAGAGATGTATTATTAGAATGTAATAACATACTAATAGATTATTTTGATATAAGAAAATGGAACATAAATCAACCAATCGATATATCTAGTTTGTATACAGTATTAGATAAAGTAAAGGGAGTACAGACAGTCCAAAGAGTGTCAATAAGTAATCTAGCAGGAGGTGATTACTCGATATACGGATATGATATACCTGGAGCTACAAGAAATAACGTAGTATATCCTTCTTATGACCCTATGATATTTGAAGTAAAATTTCCACAAGAAGATATAAAAGGAAGAATAACAACATTATAAGATGGCAGTATATAGAATATTCCCCCAACAAGATACTTTTATTTTTAGTGAAACTCCTACAGGAAATGCAGGATTAGATGAAATACTAGAGATAGGAGGATATCCTGATACCTCAGGAGAGGGAGAAACAAGTAGGATATTAATTCAATTTAGTTCAACTGAAATAGCAGATGTTGTATCAAATAAAATAGGTAATAATAATTACAGTGCATCATTAGGACTATATCTAGCAGATGCCTACCAAATACCGGTAAATACAACAATTTTTGCATACCCTATATACTCAACAACAGGATGGGATAACGGTACAGGAAAATACGGAGATACACCTATTAACACCACAGGTGCTTCCTGGAGTACCCAGAAATATGGAGGAAACATATCTTGGCCTACATCAGGACCAGGAGTTGCATATTATACTACAAGTTCTAAACCAGGAGGAGGTGCATGGTACACTGGATCAGGTGCTACCAATTTAGAATTTACTCAATCAAATCCGATAAACTCAACTTACGATATTTACATGAATGTAACAGATGCAGTAAAGCTATGGAACAATTCAACTATTGCAAATAACGGATTTATTCTAAAACTAACCAGTAGTTTGGAGTTTAATACAACTTCATCTATTAGATTAAAATATTTTGGTGCAGATACAAATACAATATATCCACCCTACCTAGAATTCAAATGGGATGATAGTTCTTACAATGTAGGAAGTCTATCAGTATTAAATAATAGCATAGCCACAGTAAAAGTAAGTAATAACAAAGGGGAATATGCTAATGTAGGAAAGCAAAGATTTCGAGTAACAGCACAACCAAAATACCCAGTAAGAATTTTTACAACCTCATCAGTATACTTAACAAACTATGCACTACCGTCGGGATCTTATTGGGGATTAAAAGATGAG